CAAGTTTTGGCTTAAATAATGGAGTCTTTGCTTTAATCGTCCCTAGTAACGCCACTCCAGTAAGGTCTCAATTTGTCAGTAAAGGCACCTCTCTTGCGTCTATCCAGACAACCCTAGTGGGTGTAGCGCCAGTTAGTCAAAGTTATACTGCATTAGGCGACATCTCAGGCGACAGTGCAATCTTGCGTGTTGACGGGACCCAAGTTGACCAAAGCACAGCCGACCAAGGCACAGGTAATTACCTAGCATACCCGCTCTACTTCGGCGCTCGTGGTGGCACATCCCTGTTCTTCAACGGCTACGAAGATACCTCGATCATCCGCTTTGGGCCTAACCTTGATGACACCACAATCAGCAAGGTGGAAAGCTACGTGGCGAGCAAAACACCGGAACCAACGCTATGATGCTGACAATCCTAGTACCAGAGGCCCACATGACAGCGGCTAATCACTTGGGGATGTGCAAGGGCTACTCTGAAGCTGATGGGTTATCCTATCGTGGGGCCAACTGGACGGACGCACAGGGCAACCTCTACAGCACCACCAGCCTTATGAGCCACCAGTTTGCAGCGGACCCTATGACGCCTTGTGAGCGGCCTGAGTGGGATACTGAGGGGGAGGTAGTGGACCTTACGCAAGCCACAGCCGCCCAAGGCATGATCCAGCTTTACACGCCGTCCGATCCCGACAGCGTAAAACCAACGCTCGGACCAAACACAATCGTTGTCGTTCGCGGGCCGTTGCCGCTGGATGCGCTGGCGATGATGGGGATCAGCGCGGTGGAAGGCGAGGACCCATGACCTGCATTGGCTCATTCCTGCTGGCCGCTTGGATCAACTCTGTAGCCTTAAAAGAAAATAACTACCCACTTCTATATTACTTTATTGATGGTCGTATGAAGGTAGCAGTAGCTAGAGATGAATACATTTGTATCGGTGGGGAGAAAGTTTAAAATGCCAATGAACAAAACAGGAAATAAAATGATGAATAGTATGAAAAAGCAATACGGAGACAAAAAAGGTAAACAAGTCTTCTATGCTATGGAAAACCAAGGTCGCGTACCCGGAATGGCTAAAGGTGGTATGGTAAAAGACTGCAAAGGTTATGGCAATGGTGGTTTAGTTAAATCAACAAAAACACTTGACACAGGGATTAAAAGCTGTTAATATGAAGTATAAAGAAGGTAAGGACTTTGAATGGGTCCCGATGAAAGACAAAGACGGTAAAGTAGTTAAAGATGGCCGAGGTGGAGCCGTTAAAACTCGTAGGTTCTTTACCAAAGCTGAAAAAGAAGCTATGAAGTCTGGGGATAAACCTAAGGCAAAGGCTGAATCTAAAGCTCCTAGTTCTGCACCTAAGTCAACCTCTAAAAGACCTCAGGCAAGACGCACTGACACAAAAGCACTAAGTAAACCCCCTGCGGTAGAAGAGCGAAATCTGTCAAGCACAAAAGGCGGACGCGGGGATGGTGTGGCTGAGATGGCTCGTAGGGCATTAGATAGACCCCAAACTAGTTCTTCGGCCAACCCCAAAGCTGAACAAGCTAAAACAAAACTTTTGAGGTCTGCAGGTATTAACTACGAGACATGGGAAGAAATGACACGGCCAGAGCGTCGTAAAGTAGGATTACCTGAAACCACTGTTGGTTGGCAGAATCAAAGTTTAATCAATGACCCTCTTGGTTGGATGAAAAAACAACTTGGGCTGACAGCTAGGACGCCTTCTACTGGTTCAGCAGGTATGGCTAAAGGTGGTATGGTTAAGTCTGGTAATAAAGACTATAAAAAGTCCGGTATGTTCTACAAGTCTGGTTCCCCTAGAGGTTATAAGTGAAGAACTATAGAGAGAAATCGGTAATTATTGCTTGCACCACAAGTGCACAGAGGGAGACTCTTTATGAATGTCCCTCTAATTGCCGTGCTCGTGTTCCTCTTGTATTTATAACTAATGTTAACGGTACTGTATCTATTACTTTTGAATGGTACCGTGCAGCAGAAACAACTCGCTACTACATTATTGGTGGCAAAAACCTTAGTACTGGTGAGTTTATCCAACTTTCTGATAGTTATATTGTCCTTGAACCCGGAGACAAACTTGAAGTAACCCCTACTGGCTCTACCCCACAAGTAGATGCTCTGTGTACTGTTGAAGAAATATTTATCCCTGTTGGTGGTGCATAATGGGACGTACTAACGAAGCCCTATGGGAACGTTCTAAAGCTAAAGCAAAAGCTAAGATGGGCGGTAAACATTCCGCTAGGGCAATGCAACTAGCTGCTAAAATGTACAAAGATGCTGGTGGAGGATATACCGGCAAGAAGACTAAAGCTCAAAAGTCTATGACTAAATGGACTAAAGAGGATTGGGGAACAAAGTCAGGTAAGCCTAGCACTCAAGGTAAAGATGCCACTGGAGAACGGTATCTGCCTAAAAAAGCAAGGGAATCCCTGTCCAAGAAAGAATACGCTAAAACTTCTGCAAAGAAACGTAAAGATACTAAAGCAGGTAAACAGTTCTCCAAACAACCTAAAACTATCGCAAAGAAAACAGCAAAGTACAGGAAATAACAATGGCTAAGACTGAAAAACAACAAAAGTTTTTGGACGTTCTTTTTGGTGAGGCTCGTGGAGACCTGTGTCAGGCTAAGAAGCTAGCTGGTTACTCTCCTGCTACACCTACTAAGGATATTACCACACCTCTTGCGGAAGAGATTACAGAACTAACACGTAGGTATATTGCTACATACGGACCTAAAGCAATGTTCTCTATTGCAGATGTTATGGAAAATCCCACAGACCTAGGCAACAAAGAAAAACTTAATGCTGCTAAAGACTTCCTAGACCGTTCTGGATTGAAGGGGGCAGAAAGAGTAGAGGTTAAGGCGGAATCCCCCTTGTTTATTTTACCGCCAAAAACAAATGATGAGTGAAAAACCATTAAAAGTCAGCAATAAAAATATTAAGATACCTGCTCCTTCACACTATAACGAAGAGTATGAGTATTTCCCACTTGTTCGTATTGGCAGAATAGTCCCTTTTGGATATGAACAAGACCCTAATGACCCTGATATTTTACTTCCTATTGAAGAGGATTTAGAGCTACTAGAACAAGCCAAAGTACATCTTAAGCAATACAGCCTACGTGATGTTGCTGCTTGGTTGTCTGCTCATGCTTCTAGAAGTATCTCCCATATGGGCTTAAAAGATAGGATTAGAATTGAACAAAGAAGACATAGAGAAGGCCTCATGCAACGCCAGCTCATTGAACGCCTTGAAAAAGCGATCGAGAAAGCCGAAAGGATCGAGAAAAGGAAACTCGGCAAACGCAGGAAAATCACCAGCGAAAGCCAAGACTCTTGATATTGACGTTGAGGTAGCACAAGAAAAGCTACAAGAGGTTGCTCAAGACAGAAAAATTATCTTTCAACCCAACCCCGGACCGCAAACTAACTTCCTTGCTGCAAGTGAACAAGAGGTTCTTTACGGTGGTTCTGCTGGTGGTGGTAAGTCTTATGCAATGGTTGCAGACCCTATTCGCTATGTTAACTCTGCAGGGTCTCGTAAGCTTTTGTTGCGCAGGACAACAGAAGAACTCAGGGAACTTATTGGGGTATCTAAGATGTTGTACCCTGAAGCTGTACCCGGAGCTAAGTTCTTAGAAAGAGACAAGACTTGGGTATTTCCTTCTGGTGCTACTCTCTGGATGTCCTACCTTGACAGAGATGATGACGTAACTCGTTACCAAGGTCAAGCGTACAACTGGATTGGCTTTGACGAACTTACTCAGTGGGCTAGCCCTTATGCTTGGAACTACATGCGTTCTCGTCTACGTAGTGCAGATAGAAACTTACCACTGTATATGAGGGCAACTACTAACCCCGGAGGCTCAGGTCACCAATGGGTTAAAAAGATGTTTATTGATCCTTCTCCTGCGGGTAAAGCTTTCTGGGCAACTGACGAGTTTGGGGAAACAATTACTTGGCCTAAGGGACACTCTCGTGAGGGAGAACCTCTTTTTAAACGTAGATTCATTCCTGCTACTCTTTTTGACAACCCATATCTTGCTGGCGATGGTATGTATGAGGCTAATCTTCTTTCATTGCCTGAGCATCAACGTAGACAGCTTCTTGAGGGTGACTGGGATATTAACGAAGGTGCAGCCTTCCCAGAGTTTAACCGTAAGATTCATGTGATTGAACCTTTCGATATTCCGCACAACTGGCCCCGGTTTAGAGCATGTGACTATGGTTATGGTTCATACTCTGGTGTACTTTGGTTCACTGTAGCACCTGATGACCAGATTATTATTTATAGAGAAATGTACGTATCCAAAGTACTTGCTACAGACTTAGCAGACATGGTACTTGAAGCAGAGTCAGAAGAAAAGATTAGGTACGGTGTACTTGACTCTTCTTTGTGGCATAAGCGCGGAGATACTGGCCCCAGTCTTGCTGAAACAATGATCCGTAAGGGTTGCCGCTGGAGACCTTCTGATCGTTCTGCTGGCTCTCGTGTAGCTGGTAAGAATGAAATACACAGAAGATTGCAAGTAGATGATTTCACTGAAGAGCCTCGTATGGTTATCTTTAATACTTGCAAGGCTTTAATTGAACAGCTTCCGGGGCTACCTCTGGACAAGAATAACCCAGAAGATGTTGATACTAAATCTGAAGATCACTTGTATGATGCTCTTCGCTACGGTCTAATGTCCAGACCTAAAACAGGACTATTTGATTATGATAACTGGGCAGGTAAAAAACAATACCAACCTGCTGACAACACCTTTGGTTACTGAGGATAAACATGGACGAAGAACTTACATTTGACTCTGAAGATATGGCTTCTATTGAAGATACCTCTGGAGACATGCCAACAGATAAGCCAGCAGGCAGGATTGTTAGTTATGTCCAAGAGAGGTTTTCTAAGGCAGAGACTGCAAGAGAGACAGAAGAACGCCGTTGGCTCCAAGCCTACCGCAATTATCGTGGTATCTATGGTCCTGATGTTCAATTCACCTCCACAGAAAAGTCTCGTGTTTTTGTTAAAGTAACAAAGACTAAAGTTCTCGCTGCTTATGGTCAAATTGCAGAGGTTCTTCTTGGTAACAACAAGTTTCCTATTACCATCAACCCAACAGTACTTCCTGATGGTGTAGCTGAATCTGTTCATGTCGAGACTAACCAACAGTTCCTTGAAGCTAAACAACAAGTCATGGGCGGTCAAGAGGATACCTCTCTTCGTCCCGGTGAAACACTTGCAGACCTTCGTGAGCGTCTTGGGCCACTCAAGAACAAACTACAAAACGTAGAAAATATTAAAGAGGGTCCGGGAACTCTTGCTTCTCAAATTACATTCTCTCCTGCTCTTATTGCTGCCAAGAAAATGGAGAAAAAGATTCATGACCAACTAGACGAATCCCAAGCAAATAAGCATCTGCGTTCTACTGCATTTGAGTGTGCATTGTTTGGTACTGGTGTTATGAAGGGTCCGTTTGCTATTGATAAAGAATACCCTAATTGGGATGAAGACGGTAACTACAACCCAACAATTAAAACTATCCCATCTACTTCTAACGTATCTATCTGGAATTTCTATCCTGATCCTGATGCACACAATATGAATGAAGCAGAGTACGTGGTAGAGCGCCATAAGATGTCTCGTAACCAACTTCGTGGACTTAAAAACCGCCCTTACTTCCGTGACAATGAGATTGATGTTGCGATCGAGATGGGTGAGTCCTATGTCAAAGAGTGGTGGGAACAAGAGATGGAGGATGATGCTGAAGAAGTACGTACAGAGCGTTACGAAGTCCTTGAGTTCTGGGGTAATGTAGACCGTAGCATTCTTGAAGATCACGAGGTGATTATCCCCAGAGACCTCCGCAAGAAAGACTCTATCAGTGTTAATATCTGGGTATGTAACGGTCGAGTTCTCCGTCTTGTTATGAATCCCTTTACCCCTGCTATTATCCCCTACTACGCTGTACCGTATGAGATGAATCCTTACAGCATGTTTGGTGTTGGTGTTGCAGAAAATATGGATGACACACAGACCCTCATGAATGGGTTTATGCGTATGGCTGTTGATAATGCTGCTCTTAGTGGTAACTTGATTTTTGAAGTAGATACAGCTAACCTTGAGCCGGGGCAAGACCTTGAAATTTATCCGGGTAAAGTCTTCCGTAGAGAAGCAGGTGCCCCGGGACAAGCCATTTTTGGTACTAAGTTCCCTAACGTCTCTAATGAAAATATGCAGATGTTTGACAAGGCTCGTGTTCTTGCAGATGAGTCTACAGGCTTCCCCTCTTTTGCTCATGGTCAAACTGGTGTAAGTGGCGTAGGACGTACAGCCTCAGGTATCTCTATGTTGATGTCTGCTGCTAATGGTTCTATTCGTAACGTGGTGAAAAACGTTGATGATTATCTTCTTGCACCTCTTGGTAGAGCACTTTTTGCTTTCAACATGCAATTTGACTTTGACCCAGAGATTAAAGGTGACCTAGAAGTTAAGGCAGAGGGTACTCAAAGTCTTATGGCTAATGAGGTACGCAGTCAACGTCTTATGCAGTTCCTTGGTGTTGTCCAGAACCCTGCTCTTGCTCCCTTTGCACGGCTTGACTACATTGTTCGTGAGATTGCCTCTTCTATGGACCTTGATCCAGACAAAGTTGCTAATAGTATGCAAGAAGCAGCCCTTCAGGCAGAAGTACTTAAGAAGTTCCAAGAGATGAATCCACCAGCACCTCAACCTCAGGGTGGCCCCGGAGAAGCTCCAGCAGCCCCTCCAGCAGGCGCACAGGCGCAAGACACTCAAGGCAGTGGTGGGGGTACCGTAGGAACAGGGTCGGCACCTCCTCCGGGCGCTCCGGGCTTCTCAGGCAATACTGGTGAAGGACCTGTACAATGAACCTCAAGCAACTAGTTAATAACTCTGAACTGTGGGTTGCTTTTCTTTCAGAGATGGATGATAGGATTAAAGTTGTACAAAAACAAATGTCTGTTGCTGATGAACCAAGAGATTTGTATCGGTATCAAGGTGAATTGAAACAACTTAATAGCTTAAAGAGACTAAGGGAAAAAGTGAACAATGGCTAGCAGTAAATCAAGAAGAAACAACAGAAAAAATTCTAATATTGATCTTGTTCCTGTTGTTGAACAACTAAAAAATTTAGTAAAAACTGCAGATTCTCCTCCTGTACGTTTGCTTGCTGCTGATATTTTGGGTAAAAAAACAGACATAACTAATGCTTCACTAACCCAACCTGCAATAGATTTGCTTAAAAAAATAGTAGAAGATTCTGGAATACAAAGGGGTGAGACTTTTAGTCTAGATAACTATGATATTTTTAATGCATATGGAGCAGAAGAAGACGCTACCCTCACAAGCTCCACAAAGTCACAAAAAGGTTTAGCACAACGTGTAGGCTCTTTTTCTCCTGCGGATGAGTTAAAATTTTCACTTGGCAGACTAAATCTTTTTGTAGATGATGAAGGAATTGTGCGATCAGATGATGCCTATAACTTTAATAGCTTTGTAGATTTTGCAGCAACCCCCGACAAAGACGGTAGATATCCTACCTACAGCACGGAAGAATTTGAAGAGGCTGGTTTTTCTACTCTTGATGTTCTTAGTTCTTTGGCTAACTCCCCTGAACTTTATAAAGCTGTACGTAATATCGGATTTCTTCTTGGTTCTAGGGGATCTGAAAAAACACCTAAAGCAGGCAGGCAAGTAAAGCTAGACCTTGGAAGGATTGAAGGAGGTTCTTCTACGTCTCCTCTTGTCTCTAAAAGACCTAAATCTCGTGCTGAGTCTAAAAAAGAAAAACAAGAGGCGCAAAAATTAACACCTGCTGATGCACCATCGCAAGAAGATGTTCTAAAGTACTTAGATGAATTTAAAGACAGAGAACTATCACCAAAAACTTCTGTTCGCCCCCAAGCAAGACCTAAGGATGAAACTGCAGAACTTTTTGGAGAAGTATCAGGATATCTAGATAAGCTTTCTGAAAGAACACTATCACCAGAAACTTCTGTTCGTCCCCAAGCAAGACCAACAAGAACTGTTGAAGCCCCTGCCGCAGAACCCGCTTCTGTAGATACTGATAGTATGTCTTTTGGTGATGCTTTTAAATATTATACAGACAATACAGATCAAGACGTATTTGAATGGCGTGGTAATAAATATAAAGCAGAAAGAAAGTTTGCAGAAGGCGGGGTAGTGGATAAGCAAATGAACAGACTATATCAAGAAGGTGGCCTTGCAGACGATGGTGCTCGTGTAGAACCAGTCACAGGTAATGAAGTACCTCCGGGTAGTATGGACCAAGAAGTACGAGACAATGTAGATGCTAAGCTTTCAGAGGGAGAATACGTTGTACCTGCTGATGTAGTTCGGTACTACGGTGTTCGTTTCTTTGAGGACCTTCGTGCAAAGGCTAAAGAAGATTTCTCTAAAATGGAGTCTGAAGGTCGTATTGGTGGTGAACCTGTGGATGCCCAAGGTGTACCTATGGAAGATGATGAGTTAACCCCAGAAGAAATGCAGATGCTTGCTGAAGCCCTTGGTCAAGCACCACAGGGTATGGCTATGGGCGGTATGGTCCAACAACAACCTATTCCAGCATATAACCCTTATGCTCAACAACAGATGCAGTACAACAACCCTAATATGCGTATGCCTGTTGGTATGGCTGAAGGTGGTGAAGTTAAGGCCCCAGAGTTTAACCCTTCTCAGTATCAACTCTACCCTAGCGGAAATCAAATGGGTGCAGGCTCTGGTGGTGGCATTGAGATTGTAGACTACATCAATGTAGAAACTGGTCAAATTCGTCCTGTCACACTTATGAATGGTCAACCTATGGGTCTTGTACCTGAAGGGTTTGTTCGTGCTACACCTGAGAACCGTAAGCAAGCTATGGAAAACGCAGGTATGGCTTCTGAGCAAATGGGTGAAAAAACTACAGAAGAAGTTCTTGATGTCCGTGATGACTCTGAGAGTGACCAACGTCGCATGGAACAAGCAGGACAAACAGAAGCAAGTTACACTAACTGGGCAGAAGAAAATTACGACAAAATTCAAAAAGACCCAGTAGGTTATATTAAAGACAGGCTAACAGGCAAAGATACTTTTGGTGACAAATTGCTGGAAGGTGGTGCAAGGCTTGCTGCTGGTCTTGGTCCTCTTGGTATTGCTGCCGCAGGTGTTGGGATGGGATACAAAGAACTAAGACCTCTTGCAGAAGCCCGTGCAGCTCTTAAAACAATGGACCCTCTTAGTGACCAGTACAAGGAAGCTGAATCTATTATTGAAAAATATGATGATGAACTAAAGGGTATTTATAACTTTGCAGACGATACTCTTAATCTTGCTTCTGGCGACAATTTGTATGAGGGACTGGTTGATTATGGCAAAACTCTGGGCACTACAGGTACAACAAGCAAACCAAAACAAGAATTTTTTGTTCCCAGCTCAAAGAAAAAGACTAGGACAGAAGATGGTGCTGCAGAGGAAAAAAGAGCACAAGAACGTTATGATGCTTTTGAAAAACAATACGAAGAAAACGTCAAAGATGCACAAGAAAACCAATATGGTCAAACTACAGGTAAAGGTCTGACTGTTGATGATGAAGATTTGTTTAGTCCGCCCGGAATGGCTGAAGGCGGTCTAGTAGCAAAACCCTCAAATTATAAAAGTAAAGTTACCCGTAAAACGGAAAAGAAACGTCGTGGTCTAGGTTCAAAGTAACGTAGTACAATGGCTACCCCGCTAGTTAGTCTAGCAGGCCCCAACAAAGGAGAATAGTTATGGCCCAAGATAAAGTATATGTAGATTCAAGTTATCGTCGTTCTAAGAATCAAGCTCGTATTGAGCAAGAGGAAAAAGAACTGGAAGCTCTGATGGGTAAGTCCTCTGAAGAAGTAGAGGAAGAAGTCCAAGAGGAAGATGTCCAAGAGGAAACTCAGGAAGACGTACAAGAATCTAAGTCAGAAGACAAAGAACTGGACGCAGAGGAAAAAACCTTCAAAAAGCGTTACGGTGATCTTCGTCGTCATATGGCTGAAAAAGAAAAAGAGTGGGAAGAACGTTTTGCTCAACTAGAACAAGCAAAGAAAACAACTCAAGTTATTCCCCCTAAATCAGATGAAGACCTTGAAGCGTGGTCACGTAAGTACCCAGACGTAGCTAGTATCGTTCATACCATTGCAGAGAAGAAAGCAAAAGAACTCTTTTCTAAAGCAGAGAATCGTCTTAAAGAATTTGATGAAGCTCAGTATGAAGCACAACGTACTAAAGCAGAGACTCAAATCCGTAAGGCTCATGAGGACTTTGACGAACTTAGAGCTTCTGATGACTTCCATAGCTGGGCAGAGGATCAACCTAAGTGGGTTCAAGACGCTCTTTACGAAAACTCTGACGATCCTGCTTCTGTCATTCGTGTTATTGATTTGTATAAAGTTGATAATGGTATGACGCCTAGTGCAAAGAAAGCTCAGTCTAAGGATGCAGCTAAGTCAGTTAAGACCTCTGCTACCCCAAAAGTTAATGCAGACTTTAAAGGCAAGATTATTAAAGAATCTCAAGTTGCTAAGATGTCTGATAAAGAATTTGAAGATAGTTGGGAGGCTATTCAAGCAGCTCAAGCTTCAGGTAACTTCGTGTATGATCTTTCAGGTGGTGCGCGATAATAAACCCTTGACAATCAAAACTTTTTAAATATAACTTAGATTGTCTAAGGATAATACGTAGGTCAGCCCCATTATGGACAACCTGACCTACAACCTTCAAAGCCTACAGCACAATAAGACTAACCTGAATTAGTATAGGCCCGCTTTAGTAAACTCCGGCCAGAGTGACCTTAAGTGCACCCTAGAAAGTACAGCCTCTTAGACGTGGTGTTTAGCTTTAACAAAGCCAAATATCATAGGAGGATTATAAAATGGCTTTTAATACCGCAAGCGGTTACGGCAACCTTCCAAACGGGAATTTTAGTTCCGTAATCTATTCTAAGAAGGTACAACTTGCCTTCCGTAAATCAACCGTTGTTGGTGACATCACTAACTCGGATTACTTTGGTGAAATTGCTGCTCAAGGTGACACAGTTCGTATCATCAAAGAGCCGGAAATTTCCGTAAGCCCTTATGCCCGTGGTACTCAGATTCAAGCACAAGACCTTGATGACGAAGACTTCTCGCTGGTTATCGACAAAGCTAACTATTTTGCTTTCAAAACAGATGACATTGAAGAAGCACACAGCCACGTTAACTTTATGGACCTTGCTACCAACCGTGCGGCTTACCGCTTGGCTGACCAGCATGACCAAGAAGTTCTGGGCTATCTGTCGGGTTACAAGCAATCTGCAACTCACGACAATGCTGACACTGTTAATGACCAAGTTAACGGTACTAAGGCTGTGGACACTGCAGGTTCCGACGAACTTCTGTCGAGCATGAAGCTTAAGAAGGGTGACTTTGGTAACATCACGACTGCATCTGCTGGGGAACACTCGATCCCTGTTGCTGCACGTCTTCCGGGTGCTACTGCTCTTCCGACTGCTTATGTTTCTCCGGTGATGCTCATCAACCGTATGGGTCGTCTTCTGGATCAACAGAATGTCGATAAGTCCGGTCGTTGGATTGTTATTGATCCGGTGATGATGGAAATCCTGCAGGATGAAGACTCGCGCTTCCTGAACGCAGACTTCGGTGATTCGGGTGCTCTCCGTAACGGCCTCGTGCTGAACAACTGGAATGGCTTCCGTGTCTATGTTTCTAACAACCTGCCTTCGATTGGTACTGGCGCAGCTACCACTGGTACTGCTAACCAGAACGCTAACTACGGTGTGATTGTTGGTGGTCATGATTCCGCTGTTGCTACGGCAGAACAGATCAACAAGACAGAGACGTACCGTGATCCTGACAGCTTCGCAGATATTGTTCGTGGTATGCACCTCTATGGCCGTAAGATTCTGCGTCCTGAGGCGTTGGTAACTGCAAAATATAATATCGCCTGATCGTAAGATAGAAAGGATTAAATCATGGCTACTGTAAGCTCTCTCGCAAAAGCCGTTGGTGGTAAGGGCAACCCCGGTCGTAAGCCGTATTTCGTTGAGGTTGAAATTGACCTCGCGGCTGCAGCTACGGCAAAGGGTTCTGCTCTTGCAGCTAACGACATCATCCAAGCAATCACTGTTGGTACTAACACCGCAGTAATGTTTGCAGGTATGGAACTCACTGCTGCTCCGGCTGGTGGTACTTCCTGTACTGCAGACCTTGGTATCACAGGTGGTGACGTTGACGCATTTGTTGACGGTTTCACTATCACAGGTGGTTCGGCTGGTGACTATGCCACTCTGGCAAACACTGCTGCTCCCATCATCGTGACTACCTCGGACACCATTGACGTGCTCCTGCTTGGTACTACACCGGATACTTCTGGTAAGATTCGTGTTTTCGCGTATCTGATGGATGTTGACAGTGTTGGTACAAGCCGCGCTGCTGATGAAGTTGTTCGTGACGTTCTCGCGTAACTAACTTAGGGGACTGCCTTAGGGTGGTCCCCTAGCTCTCTTAGAGGTATTTGAATGTCTAATTACGTAACCCTTGTTAATCTTCTACTCACTAGATTGAATGAAGTAACCCTTGATACAGGAGGAGATGGGTTTACGTCTGTTCGCGGTGTACAGTCTTTGGCTAAAGCTGCGGTTAATAATAGCATCAATGAAATTCTACAAAAGGGTCAAGAGTGGCCTTTTCTTAAAACTACTTACACACAAACACTTACTGCTGGTACAGGAACTTATGACTTCCCTGCAGATTATTCAACAGCAGACTATGAAACATTTTACCTAAAACAGCTTGCATCAAAAGAAAATAACCCTGCGCATCTTCCTACAATTACCTATGAACAATATGTTAAGAACTACCGTTCTATGGATGAGCTAGGAGACTCTGGTAGTGGTATTTCAACACCTGAATATGTGTATCAGACTTACGATGAGAAGTTTGGACTCACACCTGTCCCTGATGCAGCATATGAAGTAGAGTATGTATATTGGAAGTTTCCTTCTGATTTGAATCTGTATAATGATGAGTGTGTTATTCCTTCGAGGTTTAATCATACTATTATTGATGGGGCAATGTACTACATGATGGTCTTCCGCTCTAATGAACAAGGTGCAGCTATCAACCAACAGAAATTCCAAGAAGGTATCCGCCAGATGGAACGGGTACTTATTGATGAACCCATTAGAGTAACCTCAACAATGATTCAAGGTAAAACTAATGCCGGATAGAATTAGCTCTTTTCCTGCCTCTTGTGTGGGGGGACTAATTACTAACCAAGACCCTCTCACTCAAGCAAGCCAACTTCCCGGTTCAGCCATTCGTATGATTAACTATGAGCCTGCCCTACAGGGTGGGTATCGTCGTATCAGCGGGTACACTAATGACTACGGCACTGTCCCCGGAGAAACTGACACTGCTGTTCTTGGGGTTGCAGTATTTAATCAACTTAATGATGGAATCTTTGCTTGCAGAAAACCAGCTTCAGGTAATAATTATTTTCATTACTGGGATGACGGTACAAGTGCTTGGGTAACTCCCACTACTGCTGGTTCACCAACAATGACTGGTGTATCTAAAGTCAGATTTGCTAAAGTCAACTGGGGTGTAGCTAAACTTGTTATGGTAGATGGGGTTAATCCTGCTGCTACTTGGGACGGGACAACCTACGCACAGATTACTGGTGGTTCTTCCCCTTCTGCTCCTTCCTTTTGTGAGAGTTTTGCTAGTCATCTGTTTTTAGCTGGTGACCCTTCTGACACAAATATGTTGTATTTTTCTGCCCCTCTTGATGAAACAGATTGGACCCCTGCTGCTGGTGCTGGAGTAATTAACGTAGGGTTTGAAATCAAACAAATCAAAGCTTTCAGGGATCAACTCTTTGTCTTTGGTGTTAATAATATTAAAAAGCTTGTTGGTAACAGTATTGCAGACTTCCAACTTCTTGATGTTACTAATAATTTAGGTTGCGTCTCTTCTGATTCTGTGGTAGAATTTAATGGTGATTTGCTCTTCCTAGCTCCTGATGGTATTAGACCTGTAAGTGCTACTGAACGTATTGGTGATATTGAACTTGGTACTTTGTCTAAGTCGGTACAAGAGTTCTTTGAGACATTTACTGCAACAGAAGACCTTAGCACTATTACGATTTTGGTGTTGAATAAAAAGTCTCAGTTTAGGCTTTTCTTTGCTAACTCTGAATCCTTGGGTCTCATTGGTTCCATCAGAAGGACAGGTCAACAGGGTATGGGGTTTGAGTATTCTCAGCTTGTAGGTATTGAGGTTTCTTGCGGAGACTCTGGCTATATTGGTGATGAAGAGTACGTGATCCACGGGGATTCTGCAGGTAAAGTCCATCGGCAAGAGTCAGGGCAAAACTTCGGTGGTAATCCTATTCTTTCATTGTATCAAACACCCTACATTTTTATGGACGACCCTATTCTCAGGAAGATTTGTTACAACGTACATACCTATCTTAGAGCAGAAGGTCAAGTAACAATTAACCTAGGTGTTTCATATGATTATGGTGACACAGAGACACTAAACCCTACAGACTACTCTACATCTACTGCTGGTGCTGCTGCCTTCTGGAATACTGCTACATACGATTCTACAGACATATATGATGGCAACCCAAGCCCAGTAAAGAAATCAAACATAGAAGGTTCAGGGGATTCTGTCTCGTTTAGCTATGTAACTACAGAAGACCAACCTAGCCACACAATTCAAGCCTACGTAATATCTTATACTTTGGCAGATAGACGATAAAGGAAATATAAATGTCAGGTTACACTAGACAGTCAGCTTCAGAAATTATCGCAACAAACGTTGTTAAAGCTGCCCCTGTTAATGCAGAATACAATAAACTTCGTGATGCCTTTGCTTTTGATAGTGCAGGTACTACAGGACATAAACACGATGGTTCTTCTGATGAAGGGTCATATGTCCCTCTGATTGCTGATGTAGATGGTCTGAACAAAGTAAGTGTAGATACTTCTAATAACCGTGTTGGTGTTTTTGTTGAGGTATCTTCTTCTGCTGTTGAACAAGTACGTTTTCAAGACGGTGCCATTCTTCCTGTAACAGATGACGATATTGATCTTGGTGCTGTTGGTGCTGAGTTTAAAGACATTTATATTGATGGTGTTGCGTATATTGATGATATTCGTGGGCCTCTTACAGGCGACGTAACGGGTAATATTACAGGGGACGTGGTTGGGGACTTAACAGGTAATGTGACAGGTAATCTCACGGGTAATGTCACTGGTGACCTGACTGGTAATGTAACTGGTAATATTACAGGGGATGTGACTGGAGACTTAACAGGTAATGTGACTGGCAGTCTCACAGGTAATGTTACAGGTAACCTTACAGGTAATGTCACAGGAAACTTGACCGCCC